TGTTCCCGTTGGGGGTGCTGGTGCTGACCGCGGGAATCGACGTGCAGGCAGATCGTCTCGAGGTGTTGGTGATGGGATGGGGAAAAGATGAGGAAGGGTGGGCAATCGAGAAACGAACCATCGAAGGCGATCCAGAAGGTGAGGACGTGTGGGCAAAGTTGGATGAACGGCTCTCGCAGATTTACACGCGCGAGGATGGCGTGACGATGGGACTCGAGCGCGTGTTCGTGGACATGGGGTACAAAAACAAGCGCGTGCTGCAGTTCTGTGCGCCGCGGGTGCCGCGGGGAATTTACCCTTGCCGGGGAATCAACCGCGTCGGGCTGCAGGTGCCGCCGCTCCTGCCGGCGCAGGCGTCGAGAAACAATCGGGCCCGCATCCCCCATTGGAATATCGGCGTCACAGTGGCCAAGACGGCGATCTTTGATAGGCTGCTCCTGCCGACCCCGGGTCCGCGGTCGATGCACTTCCCGCAAGGCCACGGAATCGACGTGGAGCATTTCCGGCAGATGATGGCCGAAAAACAGAAGGTGAGGTACAGCTACGGTCAGAAGTACGTCATCTTCGAGAAAGAGAACGCGGCAGCGAGGAATGAGGGGTTGGATCTCCACGTGTACGCGCTGGCGGCGCTGGAGTCGCTGGGCCGGATCGCTTGGGTGAAGCGGTCGGAGTACCTGGCCGCAATGGCCCCGAAGAAACCGGAACCAGTGGTTCCGCCCGCCGGCGTGACGAACACCCCACCACCGCCCGAACCATCCCGGCCGGCGGTACGTGCGCAGATTCCACGGCGTGCTTGGGCTACCTCATGGTGACGTTGACACCGGGGGCTTGGGTATGGGCTGCCCCCAAATTTACGCCGTTGTCCAGACTGGGAAATATGCGGGGTTTACCGCGGCCGAAATGACCACGGAATGGGAGCGTTACAAGACGGCGCTGACCACTGCAGGCTCGCGGCTTGCCGGTTACCAGGTCACCGGGGAAAGCGCCCAGTTTGGGCCGCGGGCGGATATGACATTGGACGGATGGGGGCGGGAGGTGCGCGCTGCCCTCGCCCAGGTCTCGCCAGATTTCATCGCCCCGCAATCAGCGGTCGTTGTGCGTTTCGGTGAGGTGTGTTGATCATGCGTCTTTTTCTTTTTCGTTTCCTCGCGCGGCTGCCCGCGGTGGTCGCGGGCTTGGGCCCGCGCTTTTGGTTTTTGCTTGTTGCCCTTGTGATGATTCACCGCGGGGCGTCCATGTTCCACCCGGGCGCGGGCTGGCTGCTCTGCGGGTTGATTGTCGCGGCTGACGCGCTCCGCGAGGAAACCCCCGCCAGCAAATGAGCATTCTTGCCAAAGCAGTGTTGAGCGCGGTAGCACAGCGCGGATACGATGGGGCCCGCACCGGCCGGCTTTACTCCGACTGGATCGCGGGGGCCACGTCCTCCGACACGGAGATCCGGTCAAACCTGCGTCGCCTGGTCGATCGCTCGCGCGACCTCGAGCGCAACAATGACTATCAGCGCGGCTTTTTGATTTCGCTCGAGCGGAACGTGAATGGTGCGATCCGGCGTGATCTCCGCATGGACTGCGGGGACTACGTGCCGAACCCGAAGAAGGGGAAGGCGCCGGTGTGGGAGATCGATTGGTTGGCCAACACCAAGATCGAAAGCGCTTGGAATCAGTGGGCGAAGAAGGGTGTTTGCACGGTTTGCAAGCGGTACTCGTGGCGTGACGTGAAGAATCTGGCGATTCGTGCGACGGCTCGTGACGGCAATTTTCTGGTGCGTAAAATCTTCGGGCCGGCCGCCCGCAACAAGTTCGGGTTCGCTCTGCAGATTTGGGAGTTTGACCATCTCGAGCTGACGCGGTTCGACACCCTCCGGAACGGAAACGTGGTGAAGTTCGGCGTGGAGACAGACAATCAAGATCAGGTGGTCGCGTACTACCTGCGCACACGGCACCCAGGCGACGGATACGGGATAAGCGGTGGCGGGGATGTCGTCCGCGTGCCGGCGTCGGAGATTCTTCACCTGTTCATCCGCGAGCGGGCCGAGCAGACCGTGGGGCTGCCGTGGTGCGTCTCAGCGATCACGCGGCTGCGCCAGCTCGGTGCATTCGAGGAAGCTGCGGTCATCGCCGCCCGCATCGGCGCGGGAAAGATGGGTTTCTTCACGAAGGGCCTTGGATCGAACGGTCAGACGGGCAGCTGGACCGGGGAAACCAACAGCCAAGGAAATGCTGTGATTGAGGGGAACCCCGGAACATACGAGGAATTACCGGAAGGCTGGGATCTGAAAATGGCCGATCCGGCGTATCCGAATATCGAGACCGGGGATTTTCGGAAATGCCTTCTCCGAGGAATCGCCACCTCGCTGGGTATGTCCTACACCACGATCGGCAACGACCTGGAATCGGTGTCATTCTCTTCCTCGAGGGTGGGACTGTTTGAGGAGCGCGAGGGGTGGAAGGCGGTGCAGATGTTCATGGACGAAAGCTTCAAGGAACCGGTTTTTGGCGATTTCCTTTCGATGGCGATCATGAGCGGGGAGGTGGATTTACCGCTTGGGAAGTTCGACAAGTTCAACCGGCCGGTGTTCAAGGCGCGGCGCTGGGCGCTGCTCGATCCACTCAAGGAAATCCAGGCACTCAAAACCGCCATCGCGCTTCGGGTTGGCACGCGCCGCGGATTCATCGAGGAGCAGGGCGGGGACATCGAGGATACATACGCGGACGCGAAGGCGGATGAGTTGCTGGCCGATGACATGGAATTGTCGCTGGTGCCGCCTGATCCGGAGCCAGCCGCGTTTCAAAACATCCTGCCGGAAGATGACGACGGAAATCAGATTCTTCCCACGGGGCAGAAGGTGGGAGAGACGAAGAAAAAGTGACGGGCAGGTTGACACCGGGGGCGTTTGTAGAACCCGCCCGCCATGTCTTCCCGTCACAAGATCGATCTCTCCACTCCTGAGTTTCAGGACGCGCGCCGGGATTTCCAGATCCGGGCGGAGGACGTAAACAAGGCGGAGCGCACAGTGGCATTGTCGTTCGCCAGCGAGACGCCGGTGGAACGATGGTACGGGCGCGAAATTCTGGCGATGACCCCGGAGGCTTGTGACCTCACGCGGCTCAAGAGCGGTGGTGCGCTCCTCATGGACCACGACTGGCGGGATCAAGTCGGCGTGGTCACGGAATGCTCGATTGACACCGCATCGAAGAAAGCGCGGGCGGTCGTCAAGTTCAGCCAGTCGGAGCGCGGGAAGGAAATCTTTCAGGACATACAGGACGGCATCCGCAGCCTGGTAAGCGTCGGATACACCGTCCGGAAGATGGTTCTACAATCGGTCGATGGTGACGTGGAAACTCACCGGGTGATCGATTGGCAGCCATTCGAGGTGTCCATCGTGGCCGTCCCTGCGGACTCGTCCGTGGGCGTTGGCCGAAACCATACGTCTGCAAATTCCGGCCGCACTGCGGCTCCAATTCACATGGATACTCCTCAAACTCCTCCGGCTCCTGGCACGCCCGAAAATCGCGGCGCAGCCCAGCCAAGCGCCCCAATCGTCACCTTCGATCGCGCGGCCGAACTCGCCCGCATCAAGGAACTCAATGCCGCGGCCAACACCATGGCCAACCGCCACCCCGATCACGCCGAAGTCATTCGCGCCCTTGCCGCAAAATGCGCCGAGAGCGGCGATGGCATGGACGCGTTCAATCGCGCGATGGTCAACGATGTCCTGAAAACCGAGCGCACCCTGGCGCCGGTGACGCAGGACCACAATGCCACCACGCTGGGCCTCGGCAAAAGCGACGTGCGGAAATACTCGATCCTTCGCGCGATTCGCCTGCTCGCGGACAACAAGCCGCTTGACGGTGCGGAGCGCGAGTTCTCCGACGAAATCGCGAAGCGGCTCGGCTACCAGCCGCGTGGCTTCTTCATGCCGGAAGACATCGTGCGCGACCGTCGCAATCAATCGCGCGGTCTCCTTGCCACGTCGCCGGCTGACGGCGGCTTTACGGTCCAGTCCGAGGTTCTCGGATCGGAACTGGTCTCGCTCCTCCGCAGTCAGGCGAAGGTCGTTGGCCTGGGCGCCCGCGTCATCACCGGCCTCAAGGGTGACATTTCGATCCCGCGGCAAATCACGGGCGCGACGGCCTACTGGGTGAGCGAAACCGGATCGATCACCGACTCGGCCGCGACCTTCGGCCAGATCGTGGGCCGCCCGCGTCGCCTCGGCACGAATGTCCCGTACTCGAAGCAATTCCTGGCGCAGACCAGTCTCGACGCGGAAAGCTTTGTGATCGCCGATTCGGACGCCTCCATTGCGGTCGAACTGGACCGCGTTGCCATCGGTGGCGCCGGTGGTGCTGAACCTGTCGGCATCCTGAATCTGGCGAGCGGAACGCTTTCCACGGCGGTTACCTTCAGCACCGCGGCAACCTGGGCAAAGTATCTCGAATTCTTCGGGAACGTCGCCACGGCGAACGCGCTGCTTGGCACGCCGGCTTACCTCACCACGCCGGCCGCGGCCGTGAAGGCTCAATCCATCGCGAAGTTCACCAACGGCGATGTGCCGATTTGGACTTCGGACGGCAAGATCGGCATGTTCAAGGCCGATTGGTCCACGAACTTCCCGTCCGGAGACAAAGCGATCTTCGGCGATTGGTCGCAAGTGCTGTTCCTCGAGTGGGCTGGTCGCGATGTCGTGATCG